CTTTCTCGATGAAGCCCAAGACTTAAGTCCTCATCAATGGAAATGTTTTGATTATATAAAATCAAAATGTAAACGAGCATATATGGCTGGTGATGATGACCAAACTATCTATGGGTTTCAAGGAGCAGATCCTGATTATTTTATGCAACAAGAAGGTGAACGAGATGACCAAGAAGTATCTCGTCGTGTACCTAAAAGCGTGCATCGAGAAGCAATTAAAATATTAAATCAACTTACAACTAGAATAGATAAAAAATGGATACCAAGAGATGCAGAAGGTAAAGTATATCCTAACCAAACTTTAGATGAAATAGATTTTTCTGAAGGCAATTGGATGATATTAGCTCGGACAAATAAATTATTAATAAATATATCAGAACATTTTTATTCTTTAGGAATAAGGTTTAAGGCAAAAACAAATACCCGATTACCAAATGACATTCTTGAAACATATCAAATTTGGATTAGATTGAATCAAGGAGCTTTTGTGTCAAGTGAAGAAGCACAAACTTTATATAAATCATTAGTTGTAAAAAAAGGTCATGTAGCAAGAGGTTTTTCTGATGGTAAAAGTTTACAAAATGAAAAAAGTGTGGATTTAGATAAATTAAAAAGCCATCATGGATTATTAATAGAGGGGGACTGGAAACAATTACATATTTTAGATCAATATAAAGATTATATGCAAACTTTATTAGAAAGAGGAGATGACTTAATGAAAAAACCTAGCATAGAACTTCTTACATTACATGGATCAAAAGGTAAAGAATGTGAAAATGTTTGTTTGTTTACAGATTTTGGTACAGAGGGACAAGATGAATTTATTTATCGTAGTGCATATGAAAATCCAGATTCTGAACATAGATTATTTTTTGTAGGTGCAACAAGAGCAAAAGAAAATTTACATGTAATGCAACCCAACTCAGATTATTATTACACAATAGGAGAACCGATAGTATAATGGGAGTACCAAAAAGATTAACAGAAAGACAAATTAAATTTGCTCATTTAATTGTGTCCAATGAAGGCAGAATGAATGGCACAGAATGTGCTAAAGAAGCTGGATATGGTAAGGCATGTAGAATAAGAGCTCATGAATTACAGAACCCAAAAAAGTACCCTTTAGTTGTTAAGTATATTAGTGAGCTTCGTGCAGAAAATTATAAAGATCATAAAATATTGGTTAATAAAATTTTAATAGATTTCTCTCATTTATTAGAAGACACAAAAAAAAAATTAGATGAAGATTCTAAAAAAGGAAACTATAAAAGAGTTGTAACAACAATAAATAAATGTAAAGAAGTTTTTACTATGGTAGGATTAAGCAACAGTCCTATAACAGTATATCTTTCGGAAGAAACACGTCCTTACAAAACTAATCATTATAAAATAGGAAAAACTGAAAATTGTCTTGCATCTAGATCAACAGGAAGAACAGACAACCCTTTTGGATTAAACTACATTGCTTCTTTTACATATATTCCATCTAATGGATTTAATCTTGAAAAAACTTTACACAATTTTTTTAGAAACTTTTCTACCTACAATGAAAAATACAACACATCTGCATCAGAGTGGTTTTCAGTAAAAAATAAAAATACTATGCTTAAAAATTTTAAAAAGGTTGGTTTTCATCTTTTAAATAAAAATAATTTATTTCATAAATATGACTATTACGGAAAAAAAGGTTATTTTAAATGAACGAATACAATAAGTTTGAAGATATAATTTTAATTACTGTTATATGTTTAATTACAGTTTATTTAACGAAAGGATTAATATGAAACCATACGACAAACAAATCGGAGGATCACATTATCAAAAATATAAAATACAACCAAGTAAGTTTGTAATAGAGAATAAGTTGCTTTATCCAGAAGGATGTGCAATAAAGTATATTATTAGACATGCAGACAAGGGAAAGAAGCAAGATTTATTAAAAGCAATACACTTTATAGAAATGATAATTGAAAGGGATTATAAATGATTAATGAATTAAGATTTAAATTAGAAATATTTTGGATAGATCATCCTCGTAAAATATCTTTTGTAGCTGGATTTATATTAGCTTGGATAATATTTTAAATGATGTTTGAAGCACAAACCGAATGGATAAGCCCGGAGTCATTTCCGGATTTAAAAGAACACAAATATATAGCAATTGATTTAGAAACAAGGGACCCAGGTTTAAAAGCAAAAGGTTCTGGTGCATTAATTGGTGAAGGAGAAATTGTTGGAATATCTGTAGCTGTAGAGGGATGGTCAGGTTATTATTCTTTTGGTCATAAAGAGGGTAATTTTTTTGATGAAGTTGTTGTAATGCGATGGATAAAAGATGTATGTGCGCTACCAAATGTAAAATTATTTCACAATGCAATGTATGATGTATGTTGGTTAAGAGCATATGGAGTTAAAATAAATGGCCATATTGTTGATACAATGGTTATGGCATCGTTGGTTGATGAAAATAGATTTTGGTATTCATTAAATAGTTTGTCCTTAGATTATTTAGGTCAAGTTAAAGATGAAACAGCATTAAGAGCTGCAGCAGATAAAGCTGGCATAGATGCAAAATCTGAAATGTGGAAATTACCTGCAATGTATGTAGGATCTTATGCTGAAAAAGATGCAGAATTAACTTTAGCTTTATTTAAAAAATTATCAAAAGAAATTAAATTACAGGACCTTACAAAAGTATTTGATTTAGAAACACAATTGTTTCCGTGTTTAATTGATATGAAATTTAAAGGAGTGCGCGTAGACGTTGAAGCTGCTCACAAACTAAAAACCAAATTAATTGCACAAGAAGAGCAAGCATTACAAGAAGTAAAAAAAGAAACAGGAGAAGATGTTCAAATATGGGCAGCAAGATCGATTGCCAAAGTTTTTGACAAACTAAATTTATCTTATGAATTAACTGCGAAAACAAAAGCACCTTCCTTTACTAAAAATTTTTTACAAGAACATAAAAATCCTGTGGTGCAGAGAATAGCAAAAGCTAGAGAAATAAACAAGGCACATACTACATTTATTGATACAATTATTAAATATCAATACAAAGGTAGAATACACGCAGATATAAACCCTATTAGAGGTGACAGTGGTGGAACTGTAACTGGTAGATTTTCATATTCTAATCCTAATCTTCAGCAAGTACCGGCCCGCAATAAAGAGTTAGGACCTATGATTAGATCATTATTTATACCAGAGAATGATCACAAGTGGGGGTGTTTTGATTATTCACAACAAGAGCCTCGTTTAGTTGTACATTATGCAGCTACAAAATTTAAAGGTGATGAAGAAGTTATTGAGATTGTAGATAGGTTTCAAAACAATACTGTTGATTTCCACCAAACTGTAGCAGACATGGCTAACATATCTAGAACACAAGCTAAAACAATTAACCTTGGATTGTTTTATGGTATGGGTAAAGCAAAACTACAAGCAGAATTAGGTTTATCAACTAAAGAAGAAGCTTCAAAATTATTTAATAAATATCACGACAGTGTTCCATTTGTAAAAGATTTAATGGATGCAATATCTAGAGACGGTCAAGCATTTGGATATATCAAAACATTTGGTGGTAGAAAATGTAGATTTAATAAATGGGAAATTGCAGAATGGAATGCAGGTAATTTTAAACCACCTATGAGCAAGGCAGATGCAGAGGCAGCATATTTTAAAAAATACCCTAAAGCTACAAAAGCGAACATTAGGAGAGCTATGACTTACAAAGCATTAAATAAATTAATACAAGGTTCAGCAGCTGATATGACTAAACAATCTATGTTAGATTTGTATCGAGAAGGTATTGTGCCACATATACAAATACATGATGAACTTGATATTTCTGTAGAATCACCGCAGCAAGCTAAAAAAATTATTGAGATTATGGAAAATGCTGTTAAATTAAAAATCCCTAATAAAGTTGACTATGAATCAGGTGATAATTGGGGAGAAATAAATGGATAATTATTATGGCATATTTAAATGCAAACATACCACCAATCTATGCACAAATAAGAAGGGAGTATCTATATGATAATAAAAAACATCATGGAGAAGTTGAAGATTGTATTATCTTTGGTATTAGCTGTATTACAGGACGCGCTATTTTATGGCACGCAATTATGGAAAACGGTGCAGTCTTTTATCGTTTACCAATTACGGCTTTTATTCAACGTGGTTTTCAACCATCAGCTGTTCCCATTAAAAGACTTGATGAATTACAACTTTGGAATTCTTTTAGCTATTACCCTGCTGTTACTAATTATGATATTTTAAGTGGTCAACACGGAAAATACATAGGTAAAGATAAAAAATGGCATCATGGTAACTATTTATTTACCATTGACTTTGCACATCCAGAGAGTAATATACTAGATACCGAACATTCGGAAATACCGCACGAACATAAGTGCGCTCACATTATTGCCTTAGATGATGGTAATTTTGCAGCACAACCTAACAATAGAATAATATGGGATTTACCATCTTTCACCGTGAAAGATAATATTCCGGATTGGAAGGTACAAACATCAGAGTGGAACGTAGAAGATTCTGGTAAATGGCAAACTGAAGACACAGATAAATTTTTCTACGAAATAGAGGAGAAGAAAAATGATTAAAAAATGGATCATAAGACCAATTAAAAAAGTTTGGAATTGGGTAAAGGATAAAATTTCTAGTTGGATTGATTAATATGGGTAAGTGTCAAGACTGTAATCACGATTGTCATTGTAAAAACAATTTACATAAAGACGATGTTGACATCTGCAAGTGTAAAAAATGTAATTGTATGAGAACCTATACAAAAGAAAAAGACCATAGCACAGATATATCTTTTGAAAACGAGGTTAAGTACGAATAATGGAGAGTTGCAAGATGAATTATTATTTTACAGGAATATTAATTATACTAATAACACTGTTAGCTTTTTTTGGTGGACCTGCCCATTCTGCAAATTCACAGACGAACGTAAGCGGGTCCAACACAAGTATTGAAGGTGGGTATACGGGTGGAGCAACAACATATGAAACAGGATCTTCATCTAACACAACAACAAACTCTACCTCTAATTCTAATATAAGATCAGCACCGCCAACATCATCAGCGCCATCATACAATTCTATGACACAAGATGTATGTGCAGTAGGTGGATCACTTGGAATACAGACATTTGGACTTGGTATTAGCGGCGGAAAACATTTTATTGATAAAAATTGTGAAAGATTAAAGTTAGCAAGAATTTTAAATGACTTCGGGATGCGTGTAGCAGCCGTGGCTATCCTCTGCCAAGATCCTCGCGTATTTGAAAGCATGATTTCTGCAGGAACTGTCTGCCCAATCGACGGCAAAATTGGAGCTGAAGCTATGGCATTATGGAAAAAATATGGTCATGAAAGACCTGACTATAATACTTACATGAAACGTGTGACAGCTAGAGAAAAAGCTGATAAGAAAGCAGAAAAATTAAGATTAAAAGAAGAAGCTAGGATAGCTAAAGAAATTAAAATACAAATTTTACCTAAAGAAAAACCAAATGTTAGATAAATATATTATAAGATTTTTAGAAAAAATTGATAACTTTACTGATAGTATAACTAATTTTTTATTTGCTCCACGTTGTAAATGTGGCAAGAAAAAGAAAAAAGATGCCTAGACCTGTACGTAAATGGATAGTAAGATTACGAATGTGGTATGCAGATATAAGAGGACACCATGGTAAAAAATGGAACTATGAACCTGGAGACTATTACATGAAGAAAAAGAAATGAGTAAAAAACCATTAAACATATCTGAAGAAGCAGCTGTACAAATGCCAATGAAGACGGTTGCATCTTTAATTTTACTCGTTGCAGCTGGTGTGTTCGCATACACGGAATTGACGGCGAGGTTGGTATCGTTAGAGACATCACGTGAACTGTTTGAAAATGATTTACTTAAAAAATCTGAACAAGTCCCCGTCGATCAGGAGCAGCTATTTTTATTGGAAGATCTTTACAAAAGTGTAGAGCAGATTGAAACACGGATTGAGGATATGATGCACAATAAAGTTAATATTCAATTTTTACAAAAAAATCAGGAAAAGGTTTTAGAAGATATTGAATTCCTAAAAGATAAGGTAAGAGCAAACGGTAACGGACATGACTGAAATGGTAATAGCACTGTTGATGATAGTCAACGGAGAGATCAAGGAACACAGAATACAAGAATCGATGTCAAACTGCCTTAAAGGTAAGAGGGTGGCTATGCGTGATTCTAAAAAACATATTGAGTACCAGTGCATAAAGTCGATGGCTGAGACCGAGATATATTTAGGTGAAAAATCAATCGTTAAACTTATATTAAAATGAAATGGTTATACGCATTCTTAATAGCAACGTTAGTAATACTTGGCGCTAAAGCAGAAAACGATACAGCTACATCAACAAATATATTACCAAACGCAGGCACAACATCCTCTTCTAGGGATGCTTTTAATTTAGATGGGGTAGCAACATCTACCGAAACACTTACAAACAATTCAACACACAATGGTTTTACTATTACTTGTGATACACAAATTAATAATGCGTGTGGTAAAGCTTGGGCAAATGTAGGTGATTTAGAAGCGAGTAGAGATATGAAAGTATCTGCCAATGGTACATTAATTGATATAACAGGTGTAGAAGGTGGTACAACATACACTTCAACACAAAAAAAATTAGATGGAGGTATACATTTAAATAGTTATTTTAGTATACAAAACTGTGAAGATGGTTCTAGTTCTTTTAGTTGTGGTGCAGCATCCGGTGCTGATGATAGTTATAATCTACATGTAAAAATTAAAGATGCTGATGGTAACACATTAGCTGAAATGACAACTACAAGACTCAATGATGCAGGTTATGATAGTAACAGTGCAAAGTTTCATGACAACTTAGTTTGGAATGGTACAGGTGCAGCATCATATGAATGGTACTGGCAAGGATTTGACGGACAACAAAGTACATCAGCTTTACGTGGACCTAATTTATTAGGTGCAGAACTATTATTAGATTTTCCAATTGACGATCACGAACCTTTAACTGTAACAGAACGAACAGCAATTAATGAAGCATTGAATACAACAGAACTTACAGAGAATGAAATTTATGACATTATATCTGGATTAGAGTCTATGATTGAAGAAGAGTTTTTTGCATCAGGTCAATTAGAAGAAGGATCTAGAGTAGAACTTAGTATAGAAGAATCAGGTTTAACATTTGAGATAGCATCTAAAGAAACAGGTGCAATCGTTATGGAAGCACCAATGGCACAGGAAATGTTTGCTCCTGTAATGGAAGAAATGCCTATTGAAACATTAAAAGAAGAAATGGTTGCAATGGTACAAGAAGAAATGCCTTTTATGGAAATGATGGAAGAGTTAGCACCCCCACCAATGGAGATGATGGAAGAGATGAAGGAAGAAGAACCTACACCTATAGCAACAGGGCCTATGATAGAGGAAGAAGCACCTAAAGAAGAAGAACCTAAAGCTATGGCAGCTGGACCTATGATGAGTGCGCCACCACAAGAGAAGGAAGAGACGAGCAGCAAGGAGCCAGGAAATATGAAAGTAGCGTCTGCACCTAAAGAAGAAACATCAAAAGAAAAAGAATCTGTTAAAAAAGAGGAGAATGTAGTAGAAACTAAAAATGAACCAAAAAAAAAACAAGAAACCAAAGAAAAAAAATCTCCTAGCAAAACTTCTACAAAGCAGATTGTTTCAAAACAAGATAATACCAAACAAAAAAAGGTACAATCGAAAGAAGCTGTCAAGCCTAAACTAGAAAAAGTTATGGCTAAAGTAGATGCCAAAATTAAAAACCCATTAAAAAATTTACAACTTAAAAATCTTATAAAAATGGATGCAATGGTAGAAAATCAAATATCATTAGACTCATATAATGTAGCGTTTTATCCACCAAAAGATATATATTTAGAGCAATTAAACCTTATAGATAATAGAATAATTTATGCAAATAAGAGTCTTGCAACGTATATTCAAAATGATAAGATGGAGATTAAAGCTAGAAAACTTGGAGAGATAAATCTTAAGAAGCAACAGCTTTTGAATGAACTGGAGATATTAAAAAATGGGCAAACTTAAAGATCAACTTGCAGGCATAGCAGCTTTAATTGCAGCAGTAGTTGCAATAGGTGGTGGGTTTGCTACATACGGTAAACTTACAGAAAAAATTAGCGTATTAGAAAACAGATCTACAACTGATTACTCTGCACAAATAGCAGTAATAGAAGAAAAAGTTGCTAAATTATCTGATGAAATAGAAGGTTCAACAGATCACGGCCATACTAAAATCTTAGTTAACGAAGCTGAAATAAAATTATTAAAAGTTCAAATTGAAGAAATTAAAGTAAGCACTAGCAATCCATTGTCCCAATAAAATTATGCAACTTAGCAAACACTTTACTCTTGAAGAGATGACACGTTCTATGGTAGCAGCACGTAGAGGTATTGATAATACTCCAGGTGCAGGTGAAATTAAAAATTTAGAAAACGTGTGTTATGAAATATTAGAACCCGTACGTGCCCACTTTGACAAGCCAATTTCGGTGTCCAGCGGATATCGTAGTGAGGCGCTTTGCGAAGCGATCGGCAGCAAAAAGACATCGCAGCATGCACTGGGCTGCGCGGTCGATTTTGAGATTAATGGAATACCCAACATTAAAGTAGCTTACTGGCTCACTAATAATGTGGACTTCGATCAATGCATTCTCGAATTTTATAAACCTTTTGATGGACAAGCGGGCTGGATTCACGTGTCCTACAATGAAAAAGGATCTAACAGAAAACAAATTCTTACTTTTGATGGGAAGAGGTACGAAAACGGTCTTCCAGAAATGAAGTGGAAAGACGGGCAAGTTGTCGAATAGTATTTTTAAAAATAAATTTAAATTTAAACCAGAAATAATTAGTGGTGTTTGTCCTACTTGTAGTGAAGAAACCTTATTAATATCTTTAACTCAAGAATTTTATAGATGTATAACTTGTGGCACAGATTTAGAACAAAAAGTAAATGGTGTAATAAAATATATTCCAACAATAATGATAAAAAATGTCGAAGAAGAAACCACTATACGGAGCGAGTAATTATATAAAAGAAAAACCTCGTAAAAGACCTAGAAGGCATTCAAAAAGCCCTAATAAATCAACAAAAAGACAAAAAAAACGTAAATATCGTGGTCAAGGTAGAGGTTGACAAACATCCTATAAGATACTATATTATCCATGTAATTTAAATTACCCTATTATGGAATTATTTAAATTACATTTTGTCAACAACAAATAAGGAGTAAATATGAAAGACAAAAACAAAAGTGCTAATGGCACAATAACGATGACTGACTTTGTAGAAAAAGTTAGTGAAGTAAACGAAACAAAACAATATGATTTGTTCTGTTTTGTAAAAGGTAATCGAAAAGTTAACCAATCACATGTTAATAAATTGATTGCTAAAATAAAAAGAAAAAATCTAAGGGAAATACCAATCTACGTTGGACCTATAAATAAAAACGGAAAGTATCCGATCCTTGATGGTCAACACAGATATGAAGCGTATAAAACTTTAGATTTACCAATAAGATTCATAATCGTGGATTACATGACTATTAATGATGTACCAGGTATGAACTCTACAAAGTTAAGTTGGGGTAATAAAGATTATCTTCAACGATATGTAGACAAAAATATATCATCATACATTTATTATAAAAAGTTTATGGAAACATACACTTTAGATAATAAGTTTTCTGTTGTGACTACCATATTAAATGGTGTTAACAAAAGAGAAAGAGGTCTAGAGGTAGACTTTGTTGATGGTAAATTTGATATATCAGAGACAGCTAAACAAAACGCTGAAAAGATAGGTGTTTTTTTAGGTAATGTTTTTGATATATTAGGTAAAGAAGTGAAGAATAGTTTCTTCATGTTTGCATTACTACATGCCTTATCTCACACAAAATTTAATAAAGAACATTTTGTGGGTAAGCTAAAGAAAAGATCTAAGGAGTTTTCTGGTTGTGTAAATACTTTACAATGGTATGATGTCATTAAAAAAGTGTATAAGGTACGAAACCAAAAACATAAGGTTGAGTTTACACCTATTAAAGAAGACTAATATTTTGGGGCCTTTGGGCCCCAATAAAAAAATATGAAAGTAGAAAGGAAAATAATGAAAACAGTAACAGTTAATGTAGAAGGTATATCACAAGGTCAGTGGTCAACTTTTTTACTAGAACTTAATCTAATGAAAAAAGCATGGAGGCCTTATGGTGTAGATGTTGAACTAAAGGCACATAGTATAAAACGTATAATTGCACAAGGGACATCAAATGGGGAAACTATTAGAAAAAATAGACGAAGCCGCAAATAATTGGAACAAAACTAAAGATTCTAAATACAAAGATCTTTGGTATAAACTAATAAAGGAATACGTAAATGGAACTAATAATTTGGAACAACAACCTGTATCAATTAATTCCAGTAGCAAAAGAAATGTTAGATGGAATCGCTTTAACAAACGATATTGATTGTTTTGAATTTTGTGAAATATTGAGATTAAAATTAACAGGGTATGTAATTGAATTAAATTTACACATTATGAATGATAACAGTGGAAACTGGGTGGGTTGTATGTGTCGTTAAATAGTTTTTTGTTCTGTGCAATTAAATGCAGTAAACGTTTTATAAGTATCTACAAAATCTGGACTAAAACCTTTAATTAATTCACTAGAATGATCATATCCGTAATAAACGCACTCGTGGTAAGTATTAAATTGACTCACGGGAGTAGGCATTAGTTTGCATTTATTTCCAGCTATTCCTGAACAAATAAACATTATTAATATAAATTTAGTCATTGACTTTTTAAGATAATATCCTATATTGTGTGTTACTATGAAAGGTAGGATATAATATATGACAGACATAAGCAAATACAAAAATGTATCTTTGTCTAAAGACACATATACTAAAATTGATAAACTCAGACGCATCATACAACCGAACACTGTAATGAGTCGAAGCCAAACAATTAATATTTTAGTGAATGAAAAAGTACAAAAGTTAAACGGAAAGGTAAAAAATGTATAAAATATCAGCAGAAGATAGAAAAAAACTTTTAAGTTATTTAACAAACAAACCTTATGCAGAAGTATTTGGATTAATTTCATTACTTGTTTCTTTAAAGGCTATTGAAGAAGAAAAAGAAGATAAGCCAAAAAAAGTAGTAATGTAATGAAAGATAAAATTTGTCCTAAATGCAAAGGTAATGGTTTTATTAAATGTTCTATAGAAGAAGATCGCATTCCAGTAGTTATGGATTGCGATCTTTGTAAATCACAAGGAGAAGTGCATGATAAAGAATTTGATGAGTATTTTGATTCTAACATTGGGCTTAAACCATTGTTCAAGCACTGATGCTATAAACATTGGTGCAGCAGTATTTTCTGGTATGGAAAAAAAACCTAATCCTATTGGTGCTATAAAAATGTTAAACAAAGTTAAGAAAGATAAAAATGAAAAATGATCGAGGACCTAATGATCTGGAAGAAAAAATAGAGGTATTAGAAAAAAGAATTAAATTTGTTGAACAAGATAATTGGACCCTTGCAAAAGAAGTTGATCGTTTAAATGAATATATACAAATATTAGAAATGGAAAAAAGAAAATGAATGATGATATAAGAAAAAAATTTCAAGAAAAAAACGACATAGCTACAAAAGAAAATAAAAAAGTTAAAATAGATTATCAAATGTTTAGATGGGGCCCTTTACTAATTAAAACTACAATACCAGATGAACTAAGACTTAAGTTTTTAAGTGAAGCAGAAGCAAGTACCTTAGACTTTGAACCAAAATTAGCTGGTATGATTAAGAAAGAAGTAGGGTTTAGAAATAGTAAAATGTTCTTACCTTTTTTTACACAAATGTTTGACCTCTACGCTGATGCTGGTTTTAAATGGGCACCAGAAATAGGTTCAACAAAGGAAGATTTTAAACAACAGTACACACTAGATTCTTTATGGGCAAACTTTCAAGGTCCTGGTGACTTTAATCCACCACACGATCATGGCGGTGCTTTATCTTGGGTCATCTATTTAACCGTCCCAGAAGCTCTAAAGAAGGAACGAGAGGCCTATAAAGGTAGATCTGCAGGTCCTGGAGGCATAACTTTTATTTATGGCGAAGGACCAAGAACTTTTATTACCCATCATTCACATTTTCCACAAGAAGGAGAGATGTTTATATTTCCTGCAGGATTAAAACATTGGGTGTTTCCATTTAAAAGTGATTGCACACGAGTGTCTGTATCAGGCAACGTTTCTGATTCAATACAAATTAAAAAACTAAACATTAAACCGGGAGTAGAATGAACACAACAACAGCGAAAAGAGTTATTAAAAGACAATTTAATCTTATCATCGATGAAGAAAAAAAATTAAGAAGAGTCTTGGAAATGGAGACAAACGACGAGCATCCAGAGGCTTTGTTTGGAGGATTATATACGAGAGTCGAGCAGCATTTAGATGAAATTGTAAGAGCGCAGAATAAAATAGTTTTATTACAAAGTATAATTAATCCAGAATAAATTATGGCTAAGAAAACAAGAAAGCAAGAAGCAATGGCAGAAGTAAAATACATGCAATCAAAAAGTGAGGGTACAAGAGATATGAAAGCTATGAAAAAAAGACCGTCAGGCAGAACGTTTGATGGTGTGTCACGTCCATCTAATGATACATACAGAACAAATTTTGATGAGATATTTGGTAAGAAAGAACAAGATGAATTAGAAGAATCTTATAAAGAATCAAGAAGACAAA